TTGTTATTGTTTAAACAAAGATAATACTTTTTTAATACAAATAGCAAATAAAAGTAATATTTTTTTAATATTTATAAGTATTTGTATGTTTTTGTAAGTAAAATTTATAAGTATTTGTATGTTTTTGTAAGTAAGATTTATATTTTTTAGAACAAAAAAAGGAGGGTAACAACTCCCTCCTATAAAACAAACAATAAGCCTCAGAAAAGGCTGGAAAAACCTTAATTAATATCTTTGAAAAGTTCTATAAATGTTTCCTCACTTATAACACCGCACAGTGCTAAGATACCTAAAACAATTATTATAGCAAGCACGATTTTTTTCTTACTTACCTTTACTTTTCCAATCTTTTCAATACCATCAACAGTATTTTTAATTATTTCTCCTTTCTTAAATAATCCTTTTGCTATATCTATAAACTTTTTCATTTATCCGCTTTTTTATAAACTGTTTTACCTCCTATTCTTTCTGCTATTAATATCTGATTTCTGTTATTATCACTGTATGAAATATGAACCCATTTAGGCACATCATTAACAGGGTATTCTATAATTAACTGGTCAAACTCTATCTCATTTCTAAATGATAAATTAATAATCTCATCTAATAAAATAGCATTCTTTTCTTGTCCTCTAATCCATAACTCAATATCAGCAGCCTCACCTTTTACATGTTGGCTTTTAGAACTGCCTCCGATGGCTTTATTTAGCTCTTTACATCTATAACCACTAGTAACTCTAACAGGTAACTCTAAACTATCTCTAATAGGCTGTAGAACGTTTTTACATAACCTAGTTAAATTATCAATAACCTCTTTAGATGGTGTATATTGCTCTTCAATACCTCTACGCTTTGCGGTATTGCTTTTTAACATTTCTGATAAGCTAAAACTATTACTAAGCTTCATTATTTGTTGTTTAGTTGCTTTAAATATCCTTTTATTTCTCCAATGTCAGAGGCTATATTTTTGATATCATCCTCAACATCACTAATTTTATTCTCTAATTTAGTATAGTTTTCTTTCTCTTCAGCTTTAATAGCTTTTACATCTTTTTCTAGTTGCACGATTAATAAAGTGTTTTTTTCGGTTTTATTATTGAATCTTATAAAAGCTGATAAAATACCTATAAATAATGCTATGAACTGAAGTAAAAACTCGACTGTTAAGAAATCCATTTTAAAAATATTTAATCCTCTTTAATAACTGCTTTTAGTGTGTTTATAGCTGTTGTTATTTGCTCAACATACATTCTAGCATCATTTCCAGTTAATCCTTTAGGTAAATCAGCTTTAAAAGCTAATTCACTTAATATGTTTAATGCTTGTTCTTTGTTCATTTTAATCTTCTTGTACTAGTTCAACATTTGAAATATCTAAACCAAAAGTATCTGCTATTATTTTCTTCTGGTCATCCTTATAACTTTGAAAACCCCAATTAGGTACATCAGCAATAGGATAAGTAAAATTAATTAATCTTTTACCATCTTTTGAAGCTTTGAAAAAATAATCACCATTTAGGTAATTATCTTCAGAATAGTAGATATTATATTCACAGTTTAACAGTCCATCACTTTCTACACTTGTAGCGTATGCAACCATCTTAATAATAGGATTTGATACACTAACACCAAAGTCAGCTGTTATGTCTCCTGTAATCTTGTAATATTCTTTGTTATTAATCATCTTTATTTATTAAACTATTTTTACTGTACCACCATCATTGTATAAATCTCCTGAACTTAAACCGCTTGAGCTAGTTGGTAGAGTTAAATTAACCCCAGTACTTTTAAATAAATGTTGTGGAGTTGTACTATTCCAACCTAAAGCTAAACTATTTGATGTATTGTTTACAAGTTTTGCTCCCGTTGATGTATTACCGTTTCCAATTAGGCTAGCTCCTTGACTTGTTGATTCTAAATATTTTCCTAGTAAAACTGAATATCTACCGCTTGATGTGTTATTTGAGCCCATTAAAAGTACATCCGCACTTGCACTAGTTAAATTTCTTCCTAAAGCGAAAGCGTGTTCGTGGCTTACATTTATTATTTCACCGATTCCAGCTGTACGACCACTTCCTGCGGTAACATTTTTCCCTATTGCAATTGCTCCCGTGCCTCCGAATGTTGCATTGTTACCACTTCCAATTACAACGGCGTATTGACCAGAGCCGCCTCTTGTTAACCCCTCAGCTCCCCAAAGACAATCAACAGATTTATCCCCTGATGAAGTGTTGATAATTCCTTTTCCAATTTCAACTTCACCAGCATTACCTATAAAAAAGTGCCTTGTACTTCCATTTGACGCTAAAGCTTGAAAAGTAAATTCAGTATAGCTGTTTGTTGTTGTGTTTTGAGCTTGTAAAGTTGTTTTTGATTTATTCCCAGTTAAAGTACCATCGTTTTTAAAGTCCCAAAGTAAATTAGGCGTACCGTCACCGTCATAGATTCTTAAAGCTGACGAAGTTGAAAGTGTGTCAAGTCCTAAAATATCAACTGTTTTATTTCCGTTTACTCTAAAAGCTGTGTCATAAGTTCCACCAACTCCATTCGGTGAAGGTTGTATTTCAAATTTTGCCGTTGGATATGTTAAAGTAGAAAGTAAATTAATCCCTTTCCAGGTATAATCGTCGTTAAATTTGTATTCTATACTTCTTGTCGCTCCTTGTTGATTGCCATTCGCTCCAGCACCAAGTATAAATTGGTCATTTGTTTTTATGCTTTCAATTTCAACTTCACTACCTTTTAAATTTAGTTTACCTTGATTTCCTACGCTATCAATTGCATAAATCTGCCCCCTTCCGTTACTTGTATTATATTTTAAGTTTAAAGCATTGTTAACGTAGGTTGTTTGATTTCCAAAATTAGAATCACCTCCAATAAATACTATTTTTTTTGCTTTATCTAAACCAAATAAATTAAAAGTTCCTTCATAAAAATCTAAAGTATCGGTTAAGGTTGCCACTCTTCCCGTACCGATTGTATCATTTGCCGTATAAATGGTATTACCACCACTACTAGGTAAATCTCCAATAGTAATTTTTTTCTTTTTGTTTAAATCTGCTGCATCCTCAATTAATATAATATCACTAGTTGTAGGAGTAGCTTTTGCCGTTATTGCTGCTATCTCAGCACCTACATTAACATGTACAGCATTCGCATCAGTACCACCACCAGCACCAATAGCAGCCCATGCAGTACCGTTAAAACTCATTAAAGCATCAGCAGTCTTATCATAACATAAACTACTCTTTTGAGGTGTTAAGCTATTCCATAAAGCACCATCATAACGTACCCAATCTTGTAAAGCAACAGAACCCCAACCAGCATTAACACTAGCACCACTAGAAAGAATATAAATATCACCTACACTAGTTGTAGGAGGGGCTACACTACCATCAACAAAATTTAAAGCAGCAGGTAATAAAAGTTCATCAATACTTTCTAGTTCTCCTTTTTCATTCTTAAAAGCATAATCACCATTATTAGCACCAGGAAGCCACTTAGGTACATGAATATCACTTTCGTTATTAATATTTTTGTGAAGTATTGCCATATCTTAATAAAATATTATGCCTTTTTTATTTACTTGTGGAGGTGTATCACAGTCATCAAATAATGGAAACTTTGTGCTATCTAATTTCTTTTCATCTTTGATGTAATCAATCATATCTTTTTTCCAGAAGTCAGCTTTGTTAATATAGAAATCTCTACTTTGTGAGTATTCAAAATTACTTGCTTGACTAGATTGCTCTGTATTGTTTTCCATTGCACCTTGATTAGTAAGCTGTGTATGTACCTTAGAATATACCTCATAGACTATGTAATGAGCTAACATAGGCTTAATGAACTGATTTAAGATAATAGTATTATCACCCGTTAAACTAACTCCTGCTATCTGTGTTAATAGTTCATCATAATACTTTTTACCTAATACACTTTTAACATACTTTCTTTGACTTGTTAAAATGTACTTATCAAAATAAGCAGTATCAAAGTAATTATCATTTATAGCTTGACCGCTTACCTCTGTTGAGGTCATCATCTCTGTATTATACGCCATAATTAACCTTTTTCAATTTCTTTAATCTTACTTTCTGCCCAACTTTTCATAGACTTACCTCCCCATAACAAGTATGATATAGTTCCACAAGCTTTAGTATCTGATGGGTCATAATACTCTTCAGCTCTTGATAAATAACTAAAAGTCCTTTTTATAGTGCTAAAAGATAACCCTCTTCGATTAGATATGTCTTGTGCTCTTTGCTTTCCAACATTAGTAGCACATTTATTATTAACCTCATCATTTAACTTTATACCTCTTTTAGCATTGTTAACAGCACTATCAGGATAGTCAGCATAAGTTTTTGAGTAGATACTATTTTTATAAGTGTTATTAATTTCATCTTCAACCTCGTCAGTATCTTCTATATTTTGAACTGCATTTTCATTAACAAATAACTCACCTCTTGCATCTTCTAACATTTCTAAACCTAGCATCTTTCTAGCTTCGTTAATTGTTACAACTGCATTTAAATCAACCTTTGCACTATCACCAACTGG